AACCGACCACCTATGGTCTTTAGAAAGATCATGGGGTCGCCATTGTAACGAAAAGTACTGGGCTCAAACTCAAAGAGAGTCGGAGGACATTACTACGAAAACAAAGGTTCGCAAGTCAGGGTTTGCCATGAGCAGTTCCGATTTAGAAACTGCAACTGACCACCTTGACTGGGAAGTTTCCCGCCTTCAGATGGAAGGCGTGCTGGATGGATTTGGAACAAGCGATGAGGTCAGGACGTACCTGACCGCAGCGTTTGAATTGCATCTATCCCCACGCAAGTTAAACAATCCGTTCTTGCCGAATCCGGCGGCTAGGAAGCCGCAATCGAGATTCGATAAGAAACTCTGCCGGCGCTGGCAAGCGACGGAAAGAGTATGGGGTTGTGAAACAAGGAAAGGAGTCCTAATGGGAGAACCAGTCGCGAAGATGTGCCTGACGGTACTATCTTTAGCAGCTGATATCAACGCTAGGACGCTTAGTGGAATGAACCCCTCAAAGGCCTTGGAATATAAATTCAAAGACCCAGAGGATCCAAAGAAGAAGAAATCGGCATGGGATTATAAGCCCAGCCCATTTCGTCTATCTTCCACGCACCTCACTACGAGAAATCTTGCTCGGACGAAAGGCATGTTCGCTTGCGCTGGTGATGATCACACAGCGCCAGGAGACGTCGCCCAGCTCGAGAATATTTCTCTGACCTTAGCCATGTGGGGCGCAGTTGTGAGCGAGGAGAAGTATGGGATCTCGAAGAGATACATACACTACTGCTCTGACTACGCCTTCGTGTTTAGGCCATTACCGAAACAGTATGATCCGATCACGGAGGGTTCAGTTTTCAAACTGGACACTCTCATGATCAGACTCTTATCTGATTGTCGGAAAGTTTCGCCAGGATCGTTCGAAGAACCAGATCCCTTTCCTGGAAAGATTAAATCTCTCACAGAAAGGATGATGTGGATCGGACGACACTCTGAAGACCGAACAGCATTCAATGCTGATGGAAGTCTAAAGAGATTAGCCTGGACTGATTTGATCTTGCTACTTTTCTCTCAAGGTCTAGGTCGTTGGTGCCCCTCGGAGTACTTTAAGAAACCTAGGTCTTACATAGCCAGTCATCTAGGGGGCTGTGGCCTACCTACGATGGAGAGAATGGAAGAAGATCTTCCGCCTTGGATTAGATGGATGGTCACTGACACAGGGAAAGCTGCGTCCGCAGTGAGAACAGGAACCATGACTCGGCGTTGCCGAGGAGTGGTCCTGACTGACGAGGACGAACGACAGCTTCTTTCTGAGCAGTTGCAAGTACCTCGATACTCTCGATCTGAGATCGCAGAGATATCAAGGCTTGCAGACCTTCACGAAAATCCGTCGCAGACAGCGATTTCGTCTCACATAATGAAAGAATTCGTTAGTGAGGACGCAATCAACGTCCGTGAGCGCAAAGTTGAAACTCATATTAAGTTCTTCAAAGGAAAAGAGTTAAATCTTGACCAAAAAGAGTTTATAACATACTTCACCCGACAAAGGAACTTAGTTCGCTTAGGTCAGATGGGGTTTGAGTCTTTCTGTACTCGCGCATCTAGTGATGAAATGGAGGTACTGAACGACTCTCTCAACGTGAAGAAAGCGCTTGTGCGCTTCCCCGCAGATGAGAAAGTGTTCGTTCGAAGAAGGGATATAGATGATCTATTTCCTCCTTCGAGAGTACCAGATTTAACACTCGAAGTTGCATTTCTTGGCGGACGCCAAGGCTTGCGAACTTTAGCCTCCGTACCGGAGATGGAAGTCGAAGACATTGACAAGTATCTAGAGGAAAACTCTAGAGTAAAGACTGTCATGGATCAGGACGTCGACAATGTGGTTGAAGAATCAATTACATTGCCGGATCACTATTTCCACGGAGTCAACTCGCCGTATCGAAACTTGAACGAAGTTCTTGCGTCGATTAGTCGAGACCGTGCCCGGCGAGCAGCTCGTGGTGGAGGCCCTGAATTAACAGGTGCAACCAATTCGAGCCGCTCAGAGACTGGTAGTATTTCTACTGCTACGTCTTGGTGTGAATCGCTCACTAGAAGATTTCTCTAACTTCTGGTGCTCGGTCCACTTTCTTACTTTCAGTCTAAGACTGACACTAAGATCACCGTTCTGAGTTGAACAGATA